CTTAAAAACAGGTTCTTTTGATTCTGAGTATTTGTATGCTAAAGATGTTGCTGAGGATTATGAATGTGGTACTGAAGCTTTGAAATGGATTAAATCGAGATAATTAAAACACCAGCATCTCCCTCATATCATAAACCGACTCATCAGACACACATCCACAGCGAATTGCACGGTCAAGAGCCATGATCATGGCAACCGCACCGTCAATTTTCTCTGTGGATTTTTCTTTGTCCGGCTTGATGTTTCCGGCAGGGTCACGGCGAATGAAAATATTATCCATCATCCACCTTAAAACAGGGTGTCCGTTGTGTGCAAGTGTCTGTTCCAAGGTCAGTTTCATCAGTTCCTTGGTCGGCGGTGACATATCTTTGTAACCCTGCCCGAACTGCACCATCGTAAAACCAAGCCCCTCCAGATTCTGCGACATCTGCACTGCACCCCAGCGGTCAAATGCAATCTCTTTGATATGAAATTTTTGCCCCAGTTCATCGATGAAGTTTTCGATAAAACCGTAGTGAACCACATTGCCCTCAGTGGTTTTCAGATAGCCTTGCCGTTCCCATACATCATATGGAACGTGGTCACGTCTTACTCTAAGGGGCAAAGTTTCCTCCGGCAGCCAGAAGTAGGGCAAAACATAATAATGCTCATCTTCATCTGTTGGAGGAAATACCAAAACAAAAGCTGTAATATCCGTTGTACTGGAAAGGTCGAGTCCACCGTAGCAGATTCTTCCTTCCAGTTCGGATTCATCAAAAGCGACCTTGCATTTGTCCCACTTTTCCATCGGCATCCAACGGACAGCCTGTTTTACCCATTGATTCAGACGCAGTTGCCGAAACGCATTTTCCTCGCCCGGCGTTTCTTTTGCAGAATTACACGCAGCCACCACCTTATCCATTCCGATGGTCTTATCGAGTGACGGATTTGCTTTTTTCCAAACCTTCGGATCCGTCCAGTCCTCCGATTCATCTGCACCATAGATAACCGGATAGAAAGTCGGATCATGCTTTCTGCCCTCCAGAATGTCCTTTGCCTTTTGATGAACTTCATAGCAGATTGAATTTGTGTCCGTTCCGGCTGTGGTAATCAGGAAATACAAAGGCTGCATTCTGGCATCGCCGGAGCCTTTGGTCATAACATCAAACAGCTTTCGGTTCGGCTGCGTGTGAAGTTCATCGAACACGACCCCATGGATGTTGAAGCCATGTTTGGAATAAGCTTCAGCGGAAAGTACCTGATAAAAGCTGTTTGTTGGTGTGTATACAATTCTTTTTTGTGCAGTAAGTATCCGGACTCTTTTCATCAAAGCCGGACACATACGAACCATATCTGCGGCAACGTCAAAAACAATCGAGGCTTGCTGTCGGTCTGCGGCACAACCATAGACCTCCGCTCGCTGTTCTCCGTCACCACAAGTTAATAGCAGAGCGACGGCAGCTGCAAGCTCACTCTTGCCATTTTTTTCGGAATTTCAATATATGCTGTATTAAACTGACGATAGCCATTCGGTTTCAGAATTCCGAACAGATCACGGATAATCTGCTCCTGCCAGTCCAGCAGTTCAAATTTCTTTCCAGCCCATGTGCCTTTGGTGTGGCTGAGGCATTCAATAAAAGAGACGGCATAGTCTGCCGCCTTTTTGTTATACTTGGAATCCTCCGCCATAAAACGGGTCGGTTTGAATTTTGCCACGCCATCACCTCCAAACAAAAAAGACCTGCCAAAAAGCAAGTCTGCATCATTTATTTTAACGCCCTCAAGGGGCAGTTTTGTAATCGAGATTCCATTCCCATTGTAACCATATTACCATACAAATTCAAGGATAGCAAGCGGCTAAATATACAGAAAAAGCGATGGAATTTCGGCACTTTCTTGTGTATCATACACGAACCCAAATCAGGTGTACGACCGCCAGAGCCTTTCGGCTCCGGCTTGTGGGATTTGGTTTTAGAAGAATCAGTTGTACTGTTTCAGCAAAATCGCCAGTGCAGTTTCAGTTTCCTCATCCTCCGGCGGAATATCCATGCCCCGGTCGAAATTGAACACCGTTTTGCCATTCCGTCGCAGGGAGATTTTCGAGGCTCTGCCTTCCTCATATCCAAAAGTAGAAGGCTCCTCGTAATGTTTCACCCAGTAGTGAAAAATGCTTGTTCCTACCTGAATTGTTCCTTCTGTCCACATTGTTTTTTCCTCCAGTTTTCGTTGTTTTTGCCTTTCGGCATGATGTATATTACCATAACTGCAGAGAGAAGTCAACGAAATTTCCGGCATATTCTGCACAAAGATGAAAGCAGAAAATTGTGTATGATACCAACCCAAAAAGCAAGCCCCACGTTGCCCTGTGTGGGGCGTTTGTGGGAAAGGGGAAAACCACTCGGAGAAAACAAAATTACGCCGGACAGGAGCAGCACAGTGGCTGTACGAGCCGCAGCCCCTTTTGGGGCTTTGGTCTTGGGTTATGGGTTTTGGATTACCGTCCGGTCTGGCACTCCCATTCAAATTCGCAGGCGTTTTCGTACTCCTCATCGAAAAGGGCATCGTCATCGATTTCCTTTTCCGTAAAGTCGATGCCATCGATTTCCTCAAAGGTCGTTCCGTTTTCCTCTGCATCTGCCTTTACAAGGCTTTCTGCGTTTTCCTCAACCCATGCAGTGAACTCCTCGTTGTCCATCCTGTCCTCGTTTTCAATCTCCAGTTCGTATTCGTAGTCCGCATCGAACCAGGTGATGACCGCCTTTGTGATTTCGGTTCTTTCGTTCCAGTCCGTTCTGTTTGCCTTTGCTCTTGCCTTTGCGATTCCGTATGCTACCATTGTGTTTTTCCTCCAAATCTCGTGGTTTTTTGGTTGTTTTCCCTTTCGGTAACTGTATATTACCATACCTTTCGGCGTATAGCAAGCGGCTAAATGTACAGAACATAAGGCGATATTTTCGCTGTATATTTGGTGGATCTGACACTGGATAAACTTGCTTTTCTATGGTAAAATACAGTACAATGGAAAAGGCATCTCGGAAAATTGCAGCCACCAACCAAGCCCCGCACAGTTCGCCTGTGTGGGGCTGGTTTTGACTTTGGGCAGTTTCTCGGCAAGTGCTCCGAAAGCCCACACAGGGCAAACAGGGCGGTTACATAGGGAACTTTCGGTGCATTACAGACAGGATTTTCTCCTGTTCCTCCGTGGAAACGCCGATGCTTTCCAGTGCCTGTCGAATACCGCAGTTCGGGCAAATAGGCGTTTGGTTGTCCGTTCTGGAAAGTGCAGGCACACCGGAATACGGCTTTCCGCAAAGTGGGCAGACTGTCGAAACTGGCTTATCCGTTTTCATGGTGGTACACCTCCCGTTCGCTGATGTCCATGGCTTTCCGCAGGTGTTTCAGGTCAAAACCGAACTGGCGGTATCCGTCCACACAGGTGCGGATGTAGGCAGAAGTGGGGATTCCCAGTTTCCGTTCCTCGTGCATAATGTACACAAAGGCGGTCAGCTTTTTTCCGGTTTCTACAAAAGGAAGTTCCAGTTCCGTTTTGTAGTAGAAATGGGGATACCCCTCATAGCGGTCAAGAGCAAGTTCATCTCGTTCCGATACCGACCAGACTGCCGCCGGAACGGTACAGCCCTGTTTGGGCTCGATGGTCAGATAGGAGCCGGTCTTGCTGCCCTTGAACAGCAGCTGGTAATTTGGGATCTCCGCAGTCCCCACAATTCTGGCATCCGGGCAGCGGAACTGCATCTGTTTCACGTTCAGATTGCTGCCGTAGGCAAGGTAAAACTTTTTCATGCAATCAAATCCTTTCTGAAAGGGATACCCTTTCACCACCATAAGACCGCCGAAGCGGTCTGGTGTAGCTGGTAGCAAAAGGCTGCCCCTTTATCTGCCGAACCGGAAGGCGGCATCGCCGTCAAGGTTCTTGGTAAGAAAATTTCTCGCTGTGGCGAACTCCTCGCCGACCAGTCCCAACCGAATCAGCCATGTTCGCATGGCGAATTTCGGGTTTTCCGTTTGCTGTGGTTTCGGGCTGGCGGTTCGCAGTCCCTTTGCCATTTCGGAAAGGGCAAGGCAAAGTTGTATGTAGCTTTTCAGCTGTCCGGCATGGAGTCCGTTTTTTCTGCCGTCGGCAGGCTTGTCAAACTGGAACAACCGGAATTCAATTGTGCCTTTTGTAAAAGTTGCGTGATAGTTCAGCATATGGTATCGGCTGTCATTGTAGTGCTGATTTCTGCCGTAATTTGCACCGTTTGTCGTATACCAGATGTCTGCAAACTGTGCCATGTTGGTTGGCTTTTTCCGGTTCAGCTGTTCGATGAATTGGGGATTGACCGTTCTGCAATATCGGTTCATTCTGCCTTGGTCGATTTTCAGGGCATCTGCAATCAGTCGTTCATGGCTCGCCATCAGGTTGGCGAGATTTCGCAGGGTTTGCGGTGTGTGTCCGTTTGCTCCAATGTGAATGTGTACTCCGGCTCCGATGCCTGCATGGCTGATTGCTCCGGCTTTGCGAAGTTTTCTGACCAGTTCCTGCAAGGTCTCAATGTCGCTGTAGTGAAGAATCGGTGTGACCAGTTCGCACTTTTCGGCATCGCATCCTGCAATGCTGACGTCTTTCTGAAATTTCCATTCTCTGCCCTGTGCATCCCAAGCCGACCAGGTGCTGTAGCCGTTTCGGCTGGCGGTGTATTCGTATCTGCCTGTGCCGAAATGGTCGGCGGCAAGTTTGGCAGCTCGTTCTCTGGTGATGTGGTTCATCTCAATCTCCACGCCGATGGTCTGCTTTTTCAGGTTTTCAATCTGTCTTTCTGTTTTAGCGTTCATGGTGTTTTCCTCCGTAATTTCGGGCTTTTTTCCCTTTCGTTGTAACCATATTAACTCTAAACGGAGGAGATAGCAAGCGGCTAAATGTACAGAAAATGCGGGCAAAAGATTGTGTAGAATACACCCTTGCAATCCTTGCGATTGTATGGTAACATACCGTACAATGGAGGAGGTTTCGCCTTATTTTTTTGCCTCGGATACGGTCTGGAAACTGTCAATTTCGGGAATCAGGGCAAGGGAAGAACCATTCTCCCACCGCATATGAATGCTGCCCGCATCATCAATATGTGTGACCTTGCCGACTGTTCCGGGAAGAACCGGATATGTTTCATTTCGCATAGAAATCAGCTGTAATTTCGTTCCGACAGGGTACTTTTTTCGCAGCTGTTCCAGATATGATTCACTCGGAAACTGCATCAGTATCACCAACCTTTCTGAATGCGGAATTGCCTGTGAGATTGCGAAGAATGACTTTTCTTGCTGCCTTGAATTCTGCCCCCACCATTCCCAGACGAATCAGGAAACACCGCATGGTATACTTGGGATTGTCGGAGGTGTCCGGCTTGCGGTTGATGCGGCTCTGGTTCTTGGCAAATTCGCAGAGCATGGAAATGAAGGTGCAGTAGGCATCTGCATCGCCGTCCTGTTCGACCGTGAACCATGGAAATTCCACCTTTTCATCAGACGGAATGATGTCCAAACAGTCGGTTTGAAAAGCTGCCTGAAAAAGGGCAACCTTGTTTTCGCAGATCTGCCGGAGATTGCCCAGTGTATGTTCCATGAAGAAATTGGCTGGCATCTGCACCGTCAAGCCTTTGGATTCCAGTTCTGTTGTGTCCGGAACAGCATAGCCCTGATTTGCCAGTTCGGCAAGAAGCCGTTCTGTTTCCTTATGGTCGGCTTGGTCACTGATTTCCAGATCACCGGACTTGGTAACGGTGTAGCATTCCCCGATTTTGTAGGCGCAGGTGGGCATGAATTGATATACTGCCGGAATGCCGATAATCTCACTGATGGCTTTCACCAGTTCCTTTCGATTTTGACTGTGATAAGCAATGGTCATGTGAAAAACTCCTTTCTTTCGGCGTTTTTGCTTTCGCCATGACACATATTAACTCTGTTTCCCACAGATAGCAACTGTGAGATGTGTAGAATGTTTCGGCCGTCATTTGTAACAGATCACAAATCTGCCCAGACAATTCCGGCAAGCACAAAAACAGCAACATTCAGACAGATGCCATTCCCCCAAAGGCGATACTCTGCTGCATCACGATATGGATCTTGCAGCCATTTCTGTACCATCTTTCGGCTTTTGGGACGGCTCTCCGGTTTTACCGTTTTTCGGTATTCTTCAAAAATAGCTACCCATCGGTCGATTTCTTCTTCTGTGGGATTTTTCGATGCCAGGTCACTGCACCATTGATCCGGAAATCCCTGCAGTCTTGCACATTCCTGCGGTGTCAGTCTGCGAACCGCATAACCGCCGGAAACGATACTGGGGTCTTTGTGGTCCCGTGCCAGCAGTGTAGGGGTCGTTTCCCGAAATGCACTGCTGAAATTTCCCGTAGAAGCAGCATACACTGCATGATGGTCGGTAGCATTCAAAGTGAAAGCGACCTCTTTGTTGACACCGCCACCCTTCGGTCCGTTTTGGTCAGACCGACCGATCATTGAGCCCTGCAAAGCATAACTTTCCAGCACAGCAATACCGCCTTGGTTTTTTGCTGGTGACTGGTCGCTGGTGTCCAAAGTACGGGCAGTGTCTGCCTCATAAATGCCGCTGTGCGGATTACCGGAAAGCATGGCATTGCTGGAAAAGGAACTGATGCCGTATGCTTTCGGCTGAAATACAGTTTGGTCATTGTTGCAGGACAGGGTAGCAGATTTGTTTTCCTGTATCAGACTGCCTTTTCCACCGCCGGCTTTTCCGCAGCGAATCTTCAGTGTTTTCGGTGTATCCATCAACAGCGGAACATTTCCGCCGCCTGTTCCGCATCTGGAAGTCAGTGTCTGTACTTTTCCGTTCTCAGAGATCTGAAGCCGGCTGTCAGCAGGATGATTTTCCAGTACACAAGGTGGATGATGGGCTTCTGCCCGAAGGGTGGCAGTGCGTTCTTTCAGAATGTCTATGCGTTCTCCGCCCTGGTCACACAAGCACAAGCCTGCCGTTTCAGAGCTGTCCGCAGCACTTCCGGCAGTTCTTTGCCACGCACGGAGGCTCTCCGTAGAATACCCTGACAAGCCTTCGGACTCAAATAGTATTTTTCCGGCACTTGTTCCGTCAAAATCTGTGACAAGAAAGATCCGTTTTCTTCGCTGGGGCACTCCCCAGTATTGCGCATCGAGAACTCTCCATGCGAGGGAATAGGATTCTGCC